TATTGATAAGAGAAAAGGGGACACCGTTCCTCATCATGAAATTATTCCAACACCTAGTATTGGATTAAACCGTGCTTTGGGTGGTGGTTTGTACACAGGCGCTACTCATTTGTTCTGGGGTACACCATCTGTTGGTAAGACGACGATGTGCTTTAGAATTCTTGCTGAGGCACAGAAGATGGGTTATAGGCCGATCATTATTGACTCTGAGTATTCGTATTCAGAAGAGTATGCTGCAAAGTGTGGTATTGATGTTGATGATGTTGTGCTTATTCAGTCCACTATTGTTGAAGATATTCTTCGACATCTTGTCGGCTACTTGAACCATGCTGATGAAAAGCATATTTTCTTGTTTGATAGTTTGTCTAACATTATCAAGGAAGAATTCTATGACAAGCCTGACGGTGGTAAAGCTATGGGGTTGCAGGCTCGTTCTCAGGGTTACTTTTTGCAAAAACTTGTAAACCATCTACACAAGGAGCGTAATATCATGCTCTTTGTTGCACACCAAACAATTGATCTTAGCGGCATGTATGCTGTGATGAAAGCAAAGATGGGCAATACGGTGCATCACAATATGCACAATATTATCAAACTGTTCCTGTCGATGTCTCAGAAAGAGATGGAGCGTGAAGACCGTACTAATAAGATTATGAGTCAGCGTGCGACTTGGACTATTGAGAAGACGAAGCAATTACCTACGATTGGTACACAGGGGTACTATTATGTTCTTCCTCAAGAGGGGCGTATTGATGTTAAGCGTGAGTTGATTGAGATGGCTGTTGAGAATGACATCATCCAGCGTCGTGGTGCTTGGTATTCGTATGGCGAGCAAAAGTGGAATGGTACGGGCAACATTGAGTTGACTAGTGAACAGGCAGAGGAGATTTACAAGGAGTTGGTCAGTTGAAAAGGGATGAGGGGCAGGAAGCAAAGCGTGACAAAGCAAAGCCGGTTAAGAACTCTGGTAGAGGTTTTAGAAAGGGAGATGCTACTTTTCATCGTTTCCTTCTTGACTATAAGCATAATGGCAACTCTTTCACTCTTAGTCGTTCTGCGTGGATAAAGCATCGCAAAGATGCTTGGAGAGAGCAATACAGATATCCTTGTATTTCTGTTGTGTTAGGCGAAGACTCTGACACAAAGGTTGCTATAATTGATTGGGAAGTGTTTAAGGAGCTAATACGTGACTCAGATTACGAATGAGGAATTGTATTCAACTGCATTTTATTATGTAGTCGGGGTTATTAGCGGTATGGAGTATTATGAAGATATTCCAGAAGAGGAGCTTATTTTTGGTTTCTTACAAAGGGCCGAAGATATCCTCATAGAGCGTCGTAATAATTATGAGGAAGATTGAGAAGCACGGTATATTGGGTTGGGTTATGACTGCTTTGGTGGTCATTGCTTATGATTATTGGGCTTTACACAGTAGGCATCAAACAATGTCAAAGGCTTTTAAGAATGGGTTGTTCAGGAAAAGCACATCTTTGCCGACATTTTTCGGATGGGCTGTGCTAACATGGCATTTATTCCATCCACCGTCGTTGCGGAAAACAGACTTGTTTTCCATTATCCTAGATAGGAAAGTAATTGAGTAATTTTTATATTGATATAGATACCATCAAAGATATGATGGGCGATCATGCTGATGAGTTTATTGAGTGCATGAAGATTGTGCAGGATATTATTCAGCGTCCAGATCACTACGTTGGTGGTCAGGCAATTAGGTATGCTAATCAGCTGGCTAGCTATCGAACTATGATGATTGTGAAGTCACAAATCTTTAAGCGTAAATCCCAATTAATGGACAACGAAGACAAGTTTGTTAATGATATTTGGAAGACAATGTACGAGGCTCTTGGTGAAAACATCAATGTCCTTAAACTCTCAGCACGAAACGGATCGCAATGAAATCATTAAAAGCACTTAAGTCAGAACCCCAAGAGAAAAAAGCGGTTGTTGAAAGTGAACCTATGAGTGGTTCTAAATTAGAAGGTATGCTTTGTGAAGCGGTAGACATCCATATTGGTAAGCGAAATGAGCCTGTCTACAAGAAGGTTGATTACTTTAGACCTAGTTCTACCAATCAGTGCGCTAGATATTGGTATTACATGTTTGAAGGCGTTACTTACACACCGACATTTTCTGCTCAGACATACCGAATCTTTGATAACGGTCATGCTGTTCATGATCGCTTGTATTCTTACTTTAGAGACATGGGTATTCTTGTTGCAGAAGAGTTGCCTGTCAGCAATGATGATCCACCAATTCAGGGTACTGCTGATGGTATAATTGATTTAGATGGGCATAAGCTTATTGAGTTAAAGTCAATCTCCACTGAAGGTTTTCAGTATAGACAGCTTTCACATAAGCCTTCTGACGACCATGTTAGGCAGGCTAATCTATATATGCACTGTTTGGGTTTAGATAGCGGTTTTGTCATTTATGAAAATAAAAACAATCAGCAAATTTTACCTATATATATAGAGCGAGACGACGTTTTTCTTGATAAACTATTTAAGAAGTATCGTAAAATATACAAGGCCGTACAAGACCAAGAAAAGCCTAAGCGACCGTATAAAAATACTTCGAAGCACTGCGCTAGATGCGATTTAGCTCCAATGTGCTGGGCGGAGAATGATGTTAACGATGAACAGGAGTACGAGCCATTTTGACCCTATTCCGTGCAAAAATGAAGCGTGTAAGAAGATCTTTGTACCGAAAACGTATAATGCGATCTTTTGTTCCGCAGATTGCCGACGAGTTGTTACTAACAAGAAACTCCTTGATAATTACTACAAAAAGAAAGAAAAGAAAAACACAACGCGTGTTTGTGACACTAAAAAGTGTACAACAATTCTTTCTAGGTACAACAAGGAAGACATCTGTGAAAGATGTAAACGAGAGCGGTACATAAATAGACTAGTCGGTTGGGGCTGGGATGAGGAAAAGCTAAGAGATGAATTTAGCTAACATCGTCAGCTCCATAAAGTCTACTAGACTACTGGCAATAGACCCCTCATCTCACTCACTGGCTTGGTGTGTTGTTGATTTGGACACTAATTCTTTTCAAGTAGTTGCTACTGGCAAGATTAATTTTAAAGAAAGTAAGGAGATCCATAATAAGTTTCGTGCAATTAGAAAAGGCATCAAGGATATCTGGGAAAAGTACCAGTTTCAAGATGGCACAATTGAACAATCTGTCTACATTCAGAATTTTCAGTCTAGTCGCATAATTTCTTATATTATTGGTTACTCTTGGGGTCTATTAGATGAGTATTGCTCTACTGTGTGTGATATTAATCCTCTCGTCTGGAAGAATAGGATTGGATACAAAAATGTATCGAAGGATGATAAGAAGGCTATTGAGTCGAAGCACGGGTCTAAGGGGATTCAAAAAAGACTGACTCAGGAGCGCAAAGATCGTGTGAAGCGTATCATTGAGGATCAAATTGATTTTAGCACTGAGGATGAGGACATAAACGACGCACTGGGTATTGCGTTATGGTATTATATTGAACATGGCTATGGAACCATACAAAGATAAAGAATGGTTGTACGACATGTATGTCAAGCGTCGTATGAACTTGACTGATATCTGTAAAAAGTTAAAAGATTCATACAATATTGAGATCACACCCCAAGCTGTCTATAACTGGGTATCCAAGCATGATCTTTTAAAATATCGTGGCAAAGGTCGTTCTTTGAGCAAGACAAGTATGCGTCGCCCCAAGTCTCCTATGCAGGAGCAGGTTGAGCGTAAGCGTCGTGAGATGAAGAAGATAAATCAGATGAGAAAAAAGGGTAGTGGTCGATGAGAAGATCTGTTGCTGGTAAGGATATTACAACTTTTGCGAAGTTGGATATGGTTTACAATCAAGTTCGTATGCTTGAGGCACAACAAAATGAGACGGAATATAAGTGCCTCGGCTCCGGTAAGTGTTGCACTATTGGTTTAACTATTCACATGGGTGAATGTGCAAACATTGCTTTCCGTTTGCGTCAGGAGTATTACCTTTATTTGGAAGATAAAGGTCGTGAGTTTGCTGATGAGTGGATGGATGGTGTCATTGAGTCGCTTAAAGAAGCAATGTTTGATGAGACATGGCAGATTGGTGGTGAGACTGAGAGGAAGTGTGCTTTCTGGAAAGGTGGTTGCACTATCTATGGTTATAGACCTATGATTTGTCGTACTGTTGGAACGATTACGACGGTTGATGATTTTTGTCCTAGATTAAGAAATGCTAATGGTAGTGTTGACTACTATACTGGTCCGGCTGTTAAGAAGATTGTTCAGTCCTTTCAGGATCTTCTTAAGGAGTATGCGGCTGGCAAAGATGAGGGGTATGACATGGTTGTCTATATGCCTCTCGGCGTTCTTTCTTTCCTTTTGACTGGTGAGGAATTGAAGGAACTGGAGCGGGTGACGGATAAGAAGTTCTGGGCAGCTGTGGATAGCTGGGTTAATTACAGGGTTCAGTATACAAGGGAGCATGGGTACAGTTATGACGAACTGCATACTCAGGCTGTTTCTATTGGTAAAAAGTTAGTGTTTGACAAGGAAATAATTTAAAGAAAAACTTTCAAACCCCTGAAAACGCAGAGAATATCGACTAATGTATTTTTGCTGAACACTACACCTTCAACCACGAAGGGAGGGGGATGAACATAGAGCGTGTTGAGGAATCTCTGGAAAAGATTTCTGAACTTGGTGAATACACTTTGTACAAAGTGAGTGATGATGATGAATCGACTATTTTGGAGAGCACTGTCGAAGAGCAAGGCTGACGGATACGGTTACGCATCATATAAGATTTCCTCTGGTCTTAGACACGCCGGTCTACCTGTGTCTGAGCCAGAGGATTTTTATATTAACAGTAAAAATATTGAATATGATTTGCTGATATCAGATCAAGATGGTTTAATCTTGCAACCAATTGCTCCTGTTGAACAGGGAGATGTTTTTGTCAACAACTGTTTGCCTGTGGATTTTAAACTTGGTGATTGTTACAATATTGGTTTTTCTTATTGGGAGACTACAAAGATGCCTAGCTCTTGGATTCCAAAGTTAAATCAGTGTGATGAAATCTGGACTACTTCCGTGTGGGCTGGAGAAGTATTTAAGGAAAATACTGGTAATGATAATGTCCATGCTTTTAAGTTAGGTATTGAGTCTGATATTTTTTGGTCTAGTTCACGGATTCCTGACGAGCCTTTTACTTTTCTTCATGTTGGTAGTCCGTCAACAAGAAAGAATACCCAGATGGCCGTAGATGCTTTTATAAGAACGTATGGGCATCGTGAGGGGTTTAGATTGATTGTGAAGTCTATGGGGCCACCTGATGCCCGTATACGGGATTCTGGAATGAATCACGGTGCGATCACGAATCACGACAGAATTGAAGTTATTGATTGGGAGTTGTCTGAGGCTGACCTTGCTGACTTATATAGGTCTGTTCATTGTCTTTTGTATCCGACTATGGGGGAGGGGTGGGGGATGATTCCATTTGATGCGATTGCTTGTGGCACACCTACTATTTGCACCAATGCTACTGCCTGCACGGAGTATGCTGAACTTTCTATTCCTCTAGATTTTGAGTGGTCTACCGACGGGCTTACAGGTATTTATGATTGCGGTGGTAGATGGGCTAAACCCAGTATGGATGATCTTGTTGATAAGATGCATTATGTTGTGGATAACTATGATCATGTTAAGCAACATGCTTTAGAAGGTGCTATAATTATTCATAAGGAATATTCTTGGGATAAAGTTATTCAAGAATATAAGGAGCGTCTGTGTCAAATATAGAAAGTTTTCGCCCAAAAACAATTCTTGATAAGGTGCGGGATATTCAAGAAGCAGGTATTCTGC